TCGGCGTCCGGGCTGAACGGCTTCAGCGCCGGGAACATCCGGCCGAACGTGGCGGCCTGAGCGTCTTCCCCGGGCACCGCGGCGACCGCGGCGGAAGCCGGACCCGCCAGTGCCCGGCCGCCGCCGCGGAGCAGCACCACCCCGCCGCCCGCGGCCAGGCCGAGGCGCAGCAGGGTCCGCCGGGACATCGCGGCGTGCACGGGGTCGTACGAGGGGTCGCGGGGGCTGGGGGTACGAGGGGTGTCGTGGGTCATGATGCGCGCCTTCCGGCGAGCCGCCGCCTCCGCCCGCCCGGGGGCGGGTTCAGCCGCACGACCCGGCATGCCGCGCCGAGGTACTGCAGCTGGCGGATCAGCGGCGGCTCGCAGTCGATAATCCATACCTGCTTGCCGCGGGCGGCCCAGTGCAGCGCCGCCCGGATTCCGGTCCCCCTCATGCACCGGGCCACCTGGGTGATCTCCGGGCTGTGATCGTGCGGGACCGGCGAGCCGATGGCCTCCGCGATCAGGTCGAAGTCGATGACGATGTCGCCGGGGTCCTTGTGCTCGGCCACGTAGGCGGCCTTGCCCGCGCCGGGCAGCCCGGTGACCACGGTGAGCACGGCGTCCTCCCGGTCAGGTCCAGAGCAGGGCGAGCATGTAGACGGCCAGCCCGGCCGCGACGAAGGTCGCGTAGACGGCCCGCGGCGCGATCACCCAGGCGATCACCCCGGCGATGAGGAACAGGATCCCGGCGATGAGGATCAGCACCCCGTGCGCGCCGGTCACGTGGAACGACGCGGCCAGCACCGTGCCGGTCACCGGGACCGCCTCCCCCCGCGGCGGGTACCGCCGTCATCGGGCGGCGGGGGCGTGTAGTAGTCCTCGCCGGGCGGCCCGTCCGGCCATTCCCGGGCGCATTCCCCGCCCTCCGGCTTGACGGTGCCGAGATCGGCGTTCGGCACGTCCGGCTCCTCGCCTGGCGGCCATGGTCCCGGGTCGATGCTCATCTCAGGGCTCCTGTCCTGGGTTGGGTGCGGTCAGACCGCCAGGTTCGCGTTGCCGGCGTTAGCCAGGTCGCCGTTCTTGTTGGTGGCCAGCTCCTGCCCGGCGGGCTTCGGTCCCGGGCTCGGGTTGCCGGCGTTCGCCTTGTTCGCGTTGCCGTTATGGGGACTGGCCATCAGGGTCTCCTGTCCTGGGTCCGGGTTACGTGATGGCGTACGTCACGCTGGACGAGCCGGACACCTCGCCGCTGTCGGTGACGGTCAGCGTGACGGTGTAGCTGCCGGCCTTGTTGGGCGTCTTCCCGGTCACGACCGGGCCGGCGTCAGGGCGGCTGGTGGCGTCGGTCACCCAGTCGTAGCGGACGATCGGGAACGCGCTGCCCGGGTAGGAGCCGGACCCGTCGAACGTGACGGTCATGTTCCGGCCGGGCACGGGCGGGGTGCAGGTGAACGACGCGACCGGCGGCTGCTCGTCGCCGGGCATCCCGGGCAGCGTCCCGTCCGGCCAGATCCGGGACATCTCGCCGCCGGGCGCCTTGACGACGACGCCCTCCACGTTGCCGCCGTGCGCGAGGTCGGCGTTGTCGATAGTGGCGATCTCCTGGCCGGGCGGGTACGGCACCAGGTCGATGCTCATCGTCCAGGATGGCTCTGGCCTGCGGTGCCGGTCTTCGCCCAGGCGGGGTGCCCGGGCGCGGGCGGCCCGGCGCGCGGCTGCGGGATGCCGTGGTGGCCGGGCTCGATCTTCGGCCCGGCTGACGGCGTGACGTGCGGGTCGTCCTGCTTCGCCGCGGGCGGCAGCGGGTCGACAGGCGGGGACCCGGGAGCGGACATGGCGCCCGGCCGCCCCGACATCATGTTGCCGGCCGCCTGGCTGGTCACCCACATGCTGTCCGCGGCCAGGCTGGACAGGTCCTTCACGGCTCAGCCGCCGCCCTTCATCCGGCCGCCGCGCATGACTGATCCGCCACCCGGCTGGAAGCGGCCCCCGCCGGCCTCGGGCTCGTTGCCCTTGATGCCGGGCAGCTGCGGGCCGCCCGAGCCGTAGCCGGAGTCGTTGGCCTGGGTCCAGTCCCGCGTCCCGTCGATCTCGTCGCTGACCGAGTCCTGGGCGTAGGAGCCGGACAGGTAGCTGCCCGGCCGGGTGAACGTGACCGAGCTCCCCCCGCCGGCGCCGGCGTTGGCCCCGGACGTCCCGGGCGCGTTGGTGCTGGTGATGTCGTCGTGGGACGTGCCGGCGAACGCGTCGACGTTCTGGCCGGCCTGGTTGGTCGGGTCGCCGTCGCCGCCCTTGCCGCCCGCGGTGCCCGGCGCGCCGGTCCCGGTGGGCAGGGGGCCGCCGAAGATGCCGTGGTCGGATCCCGGCGGGTACTGGCCGGGCTGGGACGTGACGTCGCCGCCGCCGGCCTCGCCGGAGCGGTCAGGGGAGCCGCGGGACGACTTGGTCCCGTCGTAGCCGGGAACGTCGCTGCTGGATGCCATCAGGAGTTACCTCACTCTCGGTGAGCCCGGCTCCTGACGGCCGCGGGCGCATCTGCTGTCTCAAGGATAGGCCAGGGGGCTCACAACCGCCCCCCGTACTTGCTCATCAGGTCCGCCTTGGTCATCGCCATGGCGGTGTCGGGGTTCTCGCCCTGGGTGACCGCGTAGTCGATCCAGTGCTGCTTGACGTCGTTCGGGGCGGGCGGGCTGGCCGGCACCTCCTCCGGCGGGGGATCCGGCTCCGGCATCTGGGTCGCCTCGGCGATCGCGGCGGCCTCGGCGACGGGCGACACCCCGGCGACCGGCGACACTTCCGGCGGCAGCACGGGGTCCGGCTCCGGCGGGGTCCCGGGCAGCTGGGACGGCGCAGGCTCCGGCTCGGCGGCGGCGGAGGCCCCGGCCCCGGGCTCGGGGTGAGCCGGGACCTCCCCCTGCGGGGCAGGCACGGCGGAATCGCCTGCCCCGCCGCTGGCCGGCACCGCGAGCCCGCCGGCGATCAGGTCCCGGGCCTCCCACTCCGGGACCTCGATCTCGCCATTGGCCAGCGGCCAGTCGCGCCCGTCCCACCGCCCCCCGGATACGTGGTCCCGCATGCGAACCACTGGCATATGGGCTCCTCCTGTCCCTGGTACGCTGCCGGCTGGATCCCCGCCCGCCCGGCGGCCACTCGCCTGGCGGGCGGGGCCACTGCCGGCGGCAGGTGCGCCCGCATCACGCTCGAAACTTCTTGCGAAAGTCTCGAACAGTGTTACGAACCAGCGCCCTGGTACATCTTGATGGCGCCCGTACGGTCGACTAGCGTGCCGTCACCTCGGAGGATGGCCCGGAAGGTCACCAGGTCAGACCCGAAGGCGAAGTCGTCACTGCGTTCGAATCGTACCCCGCCAACAAGGCGAACGAAGAACTGGCTGAAGTCCCCGAAGGCGATCGACTTGGCGCCGGTCGCCATGGCGGGCATGAACGGGTCCGCCACGAGCGGCTTGCCGAGCAGAAGGTCAGGAGCGCCCAGTACAGCGGACGGTTCCCAAATGGGCCTTCCAACGGTGTCCGTGATCTTGCGGAAGCCTCCGATTGTTTTATCGGCTGCGAGCCAGTAGCAGGAACGACTCTGCCGATAGGGCGCGATAACGGAGTACTCGAGGTCCACGAGGTTCGCGTAGCTCGGGGCACCGGACACGCCGGTCACCGATCCGGTGACGCCGACCGTGCTGGAGGTGACGATGCCAGTCGGCTGACCGGTTCCGGACCCGTTCACGAGGTCGTTTCCGAACGCGTTTCCGAGAGCGCGGCCCGCTTGCATGGCCAGATAACCCAGCAGGTCTACTGCTGTATCATCTATGAGCTCCCGTGCCACCTGCAACAGGATCCCGTACTTGAACGCAGACAACGCCTGCGTACCGAACGCAGGATCGGATGACGGGAGCGCACCCGCCTGCGCTGCTGAGGCAGCAGTGGAGTGAGCCGTCGTCTTGGGCACCTGGAGCGTTTCGCCCCCCCCGGTGTTCAGGACCGTAGGACCGCACTGCATGACACCACTGACCTCAATGAGGTGGGCGATGAGCATGTCGTAGAAGTCGATTGGAACGATTGCTGAGGCGTTTGTGCCCTGTGCACCGGTTGTGAGAACCCGGTAGTTGATGGGACCGAGGGCCGGGTCGCGGCGGACTTCCAGCACGCGCTGCGCGCCCTCGTCGCCCCTGGCCCAGCTGCGGATCTCCTGGAGCATCTTCGACCCGCCGGCGGTGACCGGAGCCGCGCCCTTAGCGGGGGCCTTGCCGGAGAGCGCGTCGTAGGCGTCATCCGCTTCCTTCGCGCGCTTCTCAGTATCAAGAACCGCACGAATGCGAACGTCTAGCTTCTGCATCTCCTCTTGCAGCGCGTCCCAGCGGCCCTGCTCCTCCTCAGAAAGCGCGCGGTTTTCCTCCGCGGCCTTCTCGGCGATGCCCTTGGCCTCCTCCCACACGTTCAGGCGGCGGTCGCGAAGCCTCTTTGCCACTTCAGAAGGCATTTTCTGTACGTCCTTTCGAGTGTTTGCCTTCTGCACCAGCACTGGCTCCGTCCGCACCCGAGGGGGCTACGGCCTGCAGCGCGCTTGCTACTTACGGGTAACTGCGGTACTACTCCTCGTCAGCCCAGGGATCGTCCATGTTCGCTTGCAACGCGAGCAGGGCCTGGGCGCCGGTCATGACCGGCTTCTTCGGCGGCTTCAGCCGCTCGGCGGGCTTGGCACGCCAGCCGTCGACATCGCGGTAGCGCTTGAAGAACTCCATCGCGCGGCCCTCGTTCAGCCGGCTCCGGACTTCCTCCACGTCGGTCTGCACCCAGTCCGCGAGGGACTGGACCGCGCCGTTCAGCGCGCGGGCGCCCGCGGTCGCATCCGGGTACGCCGGGTCCAACACTGGCGCCACGTCCACGAGCTGGACGGACATAAGTGTCCTCATGGGGTAATTGAACTCACTCACGCCCCACTCGTCACCGCCGGGGAACACCCGGAAGGCGAAGCTGCTGTGCCGGACGTCACCGCGGGACACGTACTCGAGCACGTCGGCCCGGGCGTGCGGCGGCTCTACCTCATACGCCAGGCCCGTGGTATCGGTAGCCAGCCGCAGCGTCCGGGCGTGGGTCGTGCCCAGGAGCGCATCGTCACGGTGGTTATACCTGCACACGACGTCAGGCCAGCCGAGGGTCTTGCACTCATTGAACGCAGTCGTGTCGACCTGCTCAACGAAGCCCCCGAGTTTCCTGCTCAGCTTGCCGAACGCGGCGGCGTAGCCGTAGATGAACTGCGGGCCGCTCGCATCGCCGTTCGCGGACCGGATCTCGGGCGGGAACCGGGTGAACCGGCGCTCGGGGATGCCGTCCGGCTCCACCACCCCGAACGCGGCGCGGTTGTCGCCGGTCACGGTGATGCCGTACCGCTTGGCCGCGGCGAGGATCTTTCCCATCGCCTGCTTGCCGAACGGTGACTGCGGGGCACGGGCCAGCGCATTCCGCGCGTGAGCCTCGTCATGCACAGGAAAGTGGCGCTTGCTCCTGGGCATCGTCTTTCCCGACTGGTCTTTTGTGCCACCGGGCTCGATGTAGGCAAATGCCGAGTCCGGCAAGTCGTTTATTGAAGCGGCCGACATGGCTGCCCTGGTATCAGTCACTATTCGAACACCTTTCTAGTCAGCCATTTCGTTTGCAGGCATCGTCGTAAACTCAGCTATGCGATCCGAGCCCAGGGTTTCGCATAGAATGAGTTCATGGTTGAGGTAACGTGCCTTGAGTGCGGCGCCCCCTACACGGTGTATCCGGGTAAGGCAGCGACGGCTAAGTTCTGCGGTAACGACTGCAAGTTCGCGTACCAGAAGACGCACCCGCCCCGCGCCCGGCTGCCCCGGCTGACAGCACCCTGCGCGTACTGCGGTGAGCCGGTTGAGTACCTGCCGTCGCAGAAGGGCGCGACCCGCAAGAACACCCGGGCTTCGAAGAAGCTGACCACGGAGATCACCGCGGAATGCCGCAGACGCTACGAGGCGAAGGAAGCGACCATGACGGCCATGGCTGCCGAGCTCGGGGTCAGCGTATCCAGCATGAGCATCGCGATCCGGCAGGCCGTTTACGGCGAGAACGTCTACTGCGACGCGGACTGCCGGGCGGCTGGCCTGAGCACGATCATGACCGGGCGGCGGCCGTCCAACAGCGTCTACACAAGTCATCACACGTTTCGCGCCATAATCCGCCGTGAGTTCCGCGACCAGTGCAGCCTGTGCGGCTGGGCAGAAGCCCCGTGCGACGTCGCGCACATCATCAGCCGGAAGGACGGCGGGGATGACAGCATCGAGAACGTGACGATGCTGTGCCCGAACCATCACCGGATGTACGACTGCGGGCTGATCCCCGCGGAGGAAATCCGCGCGAGCCGGGAGAACGTGCTGAAGCATCAGCCATCACCCCTGCGGTGACCGTTAGTCCCGCTGAGCACCAAGTCCTGGCGTGACGGGATCCACGCTCCCACGAACTCGGGCGGGCTTTCCTTAACGGCCGCCTTAGCCCGGCGACGCATCTCGAGGAAATCGAGGATCAGCTGGGCATCCTCGCGTTCCTCCCGCGTCCCGCCGTAGTGGCGCTGGGACGCGATAATCTGGCCGAGCTCCTGTCCGGCAGACGGCACCTGGGGCATGTCCCCCGGCGTCGGCTGCGCCAGGCCCTGCTTGGCCAGCTCCTGCAGCTTGTCGGCTGCCAGGTCCATTTCCAGGTCGATCGAGGATTCCATCGACTTCGGGATCCCGCGGATGCTGCGCGCCATCGCCACCATGACCTCCAGCGGGATGAACTCGTTGCCGGCCCCGCCAGGCAGCGGCTCGAGGTCTTCCAGGTCACGGATCTCATCGACGCTGCGCAGGCCCATCTCCCGCTGCGTGTGGTAGATCTCGGTCCGGGTCTTCAAATCCGTTTTCAGCAGCGCGTCGCTGTTGAAACGGCAGTACCGGTTCTGCGGCAGGATCCCGAAAAACGCGGTTTCCAGCCGGACGAGCCACGGCCGCAGCGCCTCGATCACCTGCAGCGTGCTCTGCTCCACCGTGTTATAGGTGAGGCTGTCGCC